CTATAACTTTTGCATTTGAACTTAATGACACTTTCTTCCAAATTATATCAGTTAGCTGAGTATTACCCATAGCGTTTTCAGCAACTCCCTGCTGCCCCCCATCATTAGAGTTAACCCTAACATTTAAAGCATCAACATACTCCCCATCCTGAATAAGACGCTCATCCAACTTCTTATTCATTTTGCCCTGTACAAAAGTTCTTTTTAATTCTGCCATATTACTTCAACCATTTATCTTTGTTACGCATTACTTGCATTATTTTAGACGGATGCATATCGCTAATCCTAATCTTAGCATTTCTAAGAAGTGCTGTCTTTCTTTTTCTAGCTCTATGTACAATATATTCCTGCACTCCAAGTTTTGAGTTAAGCATTTCTGCCTCTATGTATGCGTATACATACTGTTCAAATAATTTGTTTACACCTATTGAAGAGTTGTCTCCGTTTTCCATTCCATCTGATATATACTCAAGTATACAGCTTTCTCCTAACATTTCAGAAGAGAAGTTAATAACGCCAGTCTTTTTATCTATACGAAATGTTGGGTTCATATTTGCTGTCTCAGTATTAAGACCAAACCTTGCACCCATATTGAATTTAAAATACCAATCCCCATCTAATTCATATCCTTCCATACCATGAAATGGATTTCTAGGATTCAGGTATATACTTCTTTTAGTTCCGTCCAATCTATCTGAGTTAATCTCTGAATCAATAAGAACTACACTCCCATCTGAATTAAATATTACATCACCATCAGCTTCCTGTGAGTAAGCCTTTGCGTAATTTGTCTGAACATTTTGTGTTAACGGTCTTAATACACCATCCTTATATAAGGATATCCTAACCCAATTTACATAATCAGGAGGCAGTATAAATGTTAAGTTGTCTGTAACATTTAACTGAAGAACTTTTAATTCTCTAGCTGCATCATAGTTCAATTCCTGAATAGCTCTCTTAGCGTGGAATAGTATTTTATATCTTTCCTCATTATTTATTAATGAGTGATTACCTGTATACATCAGCATAAAGTTGTTAACTATATCTTGCAATGATACATACTGATAGCTACCGTGATTAGCAGCATTATCATAGTAATTCTTATCTGTAATATAACCCATATCTTTTATGATTGTTGTTCTTGTTGTTCGTTATAAACCTCTTCTGATTTTGTATAAGCCACGACCTCTGCCTCTCTTATACTCACACCTGCATATTGTAATATCTTCATAACCAAATTAGGTTCGTCTGATGATGGAAGCTCAAAGTCTTGGTAGTCTACTGCTGATGAGTCAAACACAGGCTCTCCTCCGCTCAGGGATATATAAGTCCATTTAGGCTCTTTTGGATATCGTATACAGTTAGCCTCAATTTCCCCGAAGCTGTAAACTCTTACAGGAAACAATTCTACTGTATCGGCTTGCATAACATAAGCAGGAAATGAATCAGATGGCTGTGTTAATAAGCTATTCATTAACATTTGAATCTTACTTCTGGATATCTTTTCTACATCTACAGAATTATAATTAACAGGTCTACTTACAGAGTAGCTGATACCTGATGCGTTAAACAACAAACCTGTTGTTGCTAATGTTGTTGAGTTGGGTATAGCTGTTATAAAAACTCTTCCTGTGGATGTTATCACAGTATCCCCTACAGCCACTTGGTCTTCTGTGGTAGCAGTAAAGTTTGCACTTGAATCTATTAGTAGATTTTGGGCAGCGTCTGAGTTTGTTGTCGTTCCGCTAGTAAGTATTCCCCTTTTTATAATAGAGTTAACAAGGTAGTAGTTGTAACCTTCTACACTTTCTCTTGGCAGGTAAAACACGTTACCGCTCGCCACTGTATTTAATGTGGTAACCTCACTGAAATCCTCTATAACTTCTAGTATGCTTTTTGCAATATCTGCATTATCTGAGTGACTACGCCTTGCATTCTCTTTTGTTATTTGTGTGTTATAGCTATAAAAATAATCCTCAAATAAATCTAACTGTGCTTGTTTAGCAAACAGGTTAAAATCAGAAGGTGATATATAGCCGTAGTTATTCTTATTGAGAATTGACAGCACTGTGTTTCTAACTGAGTTAATCATATCTTGATAATTTTGTACAAAGATAACACAAAAAAAGGATAACCCATTTCTGAGCTATCCTTTTGCTTTTAGTTAAAATGAACTTATAACAGATTGTTTAGCATACTAAAAACTTCCTTGCCGTCTTCTGTTTTAAAGTACTCAGCACAAGCGTCTTCAACTGTTCTACCAAACTCTACTGTTAGCATACGCTTTTTGTTTCCCTCCAAGTTAAAGAAAACCTCTCTACCTTTGTTACGAGACAGTATCATTCTTTGGTCAAAGAATGTTTGTATCTCTGACTTGAACTTCATTGTAGGGTCTTCCATTGCTTGATTGAAATCAGTAGGATTAGTCTTTGCAAAAACCAATACATCCCTTTTCATTTCTGCTGTAGTTATTACACTAGGGTCTTTGCCGAACAATCCTCTGGTAAGCATTTCCAATTGGTCTATGGTAAGGCTTGTAGCTATTGTTAAGGCTTGAGCTTCTGCATTAATTATATCAACCTCAACGGAGGCATCTTTCTCTTTATCTATCTCTACGAATTTTTTATTATACAATGGATGTATGTGTAGAAACTTTTGAAGTGTTTGGTTTTCTTTACCAACAGTCAGCATACCATCTTCAAAAATGATAGGCTCTAGGATTGCATTTGAATCCTGCTCGTCTTCAAAGACTGAACGTTGGTTAGACGCATACCTCATTGCTCTTTGTGTTCCTGAATCTTCATCAAAATAAAGTAAAGGTGAGCGTCTTGTATGTCTTGATGGAAGCATGTATGATAAAGGTGCTTCATTCCTTACGAGCTTATAAGCTCTGTCTACATATTCTTGTTTTTTCTTCATTACAATAAATTATATAAAATTAAAAAATAGGGAGAGGATTTCTCCCCTCCCAAAAAATATACTCATCTTATTACTCTTGGAATAAAAAGAAGTTGTTTGCACCTAAAGTACAGATAGCTCTCTCTGATAGGAAGTTAACCTGCATTGCATCAAGGTCGCTAGTAGCTGCACCACCTGCTGAACCTGTAATCCAAGTTTTATACTTTCTATCTTCAGTAGATGACTTACGATACCTAACGTGTAGGAAAGGACGCTTAGCATTCTTACCCATTACTTGGTCATACACAGAAGTAGTTCCTGCTGGAACAAGTAAACCATGAATAGCACCTGAGCCTGAACCTAACTTTAAACCGCCACGCATTGTAGGGTCGTTAAGGTATTTCCAGTCAGTTTTATAAAAGTCATATCCTCTACGGAATCCATTGAACCCTAGGTTTAAAGCCATGTTCTCACTGTTGTCAAAAAGACCATAAGATACTCCGCCTGCTGCATTAGAAGATTGAGCTGCTAACATATCATCAATGTCAAAGCTAAATCCTCTGTCTAAGAATAATGCATTCTCTTCAATAGCACCTTGCTTATCAAGACGAGATACCACTGTGTCAAACTCAGCAAGTGTACTTGGGTTTCCTCCACCCCATACATTTCCTCTGTTACCTACAGTGTAGAATACACCTTCAGAACCTTTGTTACCAAAGGTTGGGTTGTGAGTAGCATTAACTACACCTGAACCTGTTTCAGCAGGAACAGCTTCTATCATAGAAGTCTCTAGATAATCATCAAAACGTAGACGAGTTTCTGACTCACTCTTTAGATACCATAGGTATCCATTTGCTCCGTTCTCAGTAGTAACTTCAATCCAACCGATTTGAGCCATATCAGAACCACTAACTTCGTAGTTGTCTTTAAGGATAATTGGGCTGTTGTCAAAGATATCATCTTCAGCTTCTAAAGAACCTTCCATTCCAACGGTTCCTTTTTTAAACTCAGAACCATAAATGAATACTGTAAAGTCTGCATTACCTACACCTGTACCCGCTACAGCAAGTCCACCTGCTTCATAGAAAGCCACATCAAATGTTTTTGCTGTTGTATTTACATCAACAACGATACCCTTATTAGAGCCTACACTGATGTTAGCAGTTACCATTACGGTCTGTCCTTTACGAATAGCTAAGTAGTCGCTAATAGTATCATTAACTTGAAATGTTACTTTATCATCGCCAGCAGTTCCTGTGGCTGCCCCTACGTCTACATACTTGGTGTGTAATCTTCCTTGCTCTGACCATTTAATCATATCAGAATCAGTTGGAAGTTCCGCTGACACCATTCTTAAGAATGATGATATACTTCTGTTTCCATAACGCTCGAATTCTTTTTCGTACACATCTGGAAGATATTGATTTAAGAAATCAAAATTTGTTATATAGTTTGTGCTCAAAGCAACCTGTTTGCTGCTTGGCTGTAAACTATATGTTGGTGTTGCATTTATTGCCATTACTTCAAAAATTTAAAAGTTATTAATTAGCTCCCTCTTGGAGCTTTTATTTTTAATCCTCGTCCTGATGATTGGCTTACGGCTCTGGCTTGGAATCCATCTGATTGGGATTTAGATGGAGTTCTTCGCTCGTCCATATTTACATTTTTAATTTTCTTTGTCACATCTTCTGTAGCTTTCGCTACTCCTTGCTCATAAAAAAACTTAGCGAACCTATCAGGATTCATTGCTACTGCTAAAGCCTTGTGGTATTCAGCCACGTTAATGATGGTTCCGTCATCATCCATATATTTCCCCACAAAATTACGGATATCTTTCTGACTATCCCTCACCTTTTCAATGTCATTCACTTGATATGAAAGACTAGTATCCTCTCCAATACCGAATTCAAAACCTTTGAAGTCTTTGTTAAAAACACTATCTGTCTCACTCTCAAATGCAGACCTTCTACGCTCGGCTGCTTCCTCCGAAGTTTTAGCATTTGCTATATATTGCTTATAGCTTTCGTAATCCTCCTTGTCTTCAGCAGATACATTTGATTGAGACTCTGACACAGCAGCCTCTTTGTACATTTGCTTTTGTTCATTGAAGTATTCCTTAGCTTTTACAATCGCTTTTTTCTTGGCTAGTTTTGCTTTCTTAATATCCATATCATCATCAAGGTCTTCATCATAGTCAAAGTCTTGCATATATATATCAAGGTCTTCTTCGTCTATTCCTTCTTCAGTTAATAATAGATACTCTTTAATCAAAGTATCGCCATTCATTGCATCAAAGTCTCTGTTTAGTTTAACATAATCATCAACTCCTCTGCCTGTACTCTTCTTATATTCTAAGAACGCTTGCACATCTTCA